GCGCCTCGCAGAAGGTGCTGGACGCGCTGCTGTCCGGCGCCGGTGCAGCTTCGCTGAAGGTCGCGATCGAGGCGGCCCGTGGCGCCCCCGGCGAGGCCGCCCTCGACGGCCTGGCGGACGACCTGCACGTGATGCGCGTGCAGGGCTACCGCTGGTACGAGCACGCCGGCACGCAGTATGTCGGCGCCGAACTGGTCATCAAGGTCATCGGACCTGGGAGCACGTGATGAGAATCCGCATGCTGGTGCAGATGCCCGACGGCGCCAGCCGCAACGGCCAGCCCTGGCCGTCCAAAGGCGAGAGTGCCGACCTGCCCACGGCCGATGCCGCGCACCTGGTGGCGTCCGGCATCGCCAAGGAACTGACCGAGCCGGAACCGGCCGCGAAGCCGCGCGTCCGCCGTAAGACCTCGGCTGCAGGGGAGGACTGACATGGCCAAGACGGTCCTGACCAACGTCCGGCTGTTCGCGGTCGGCGCCGACTTGACGGCCAACTCCAATAAGGCCGAGATCACCACCGAGGTTGAGGACAAGGACTCGACGAACTTCGCCTCGGAAGGCTGGACGGAGGTCCTCGGCGGACTCGCCTCCACGGAGATCTCCGCCGAGGGACAGTGGGAGGCCGGCGACCCATCCAAAGTGGACGACGCATCGTGGTCGCAACTCGGCGGCACCGGCCCCTGGTCGGTCGGCCCCGTCGGCGCGGCCGTGGGAGATCTGGCGTACCTGACGAACGTGCTGCGCGCCGACTACAAGCTGTTCGACGCCGTCGGCGAGGTCGCCCCCTGGACCGGTACGGCCAAGAGCAGTTGGCCACTTGTTCGCGGTCAGATCGCCCACCCGCCGGGCACCGCTCGCACCGCGTCCGGTACCGGTACGTCGGTCAACCTGGGTGCGGTAGCAGCGGGCAAGCGGCTGTATGCCGCGCTTCATGTGCTGTCGGTGGCCGGCACCGATACCCCGACGATCACAGCCCGTATCCAGTCGGACGATGACCCCGGGTTTGCGTCGCCCACGACCCAGCTGACTTTCTCCGCCGCGACTGCAGAAGGCGGTCAGATCCTCCGCACCGATGGGAGTGCCATCACGGATACGTGGTGGCAGGTGGCCTGGGAGATCACGGGCACCACCCCTTCGTTCCTGTTCGTCACCTCGTTCGGCATCTACTGATCGCCGCCGTTCACGCCCCGGCCCGCTCTGGTCCGGGCCCTTCGTCATGCCCTGAAAGGGGGGCCCGTCGTGGCCAAGATGGTCCTGCTCGCCCAGTTCCTGTCGATCAACGGGAGCACGCTCAACGAGTACACACGCAAGGCCGAGTTGACGGTCGAGGTCGAGGACAAGGACGTCACCAACTACGCCAGCCTCGGCTGGAAGGAAGTCCTCGGCGGCCTCAAGTCCGCGGAATTGAGCTGTGAGTTCCTGCAGGACTTCGCCGCGACTGAGCTCGACTCGATCATGTGGCCGCTGCTGGGCACCGTGGTGCCGTTCGAGGTGCGCGGCGACCAGGCCGCGGTGGGCGCCTCCAACCCGAAGTACACCGGGTCGATCCTCATCAACGGCTGGAACCCCATCGAGGGCTCGGTCGGCGACGAGGCCACGGTGTCCATCGGCTTCCCGACCTCGGGTGCCGTGACCCGGGCTACGGCCTGATGGCCAGCGGGGGGCCGCCGTTCGCGCTCGGGGTGGAGACGCACGAGGGCCTGGCCGCGCTCGTGCGCGCCATCCGCGCGGAGGAGGACGGCAAACAGTTGCGCAAGGACCTCGCGAAGAACATGCGCGAGGCCCTCAAACCGGGGGCGGCCGAAGCGAAGTCCGGGATCATGTCGATGGCCTCGGCAGGCATGCAGACCGCGCCCGCGCTGCGCTCGTCCATCGCGCGGAAGATCCGCCCCGAGGTGAAGCTCGGCGGCCGCTGGTCCGGCGCCCGCGTGAAGGCATTCAAGACGAAGAACGTCCGCGGCTTCCCCAACGCCCCCAAGCGCACCAACCGCGCCGGCGGCTGGCGCCACCCCGTGTTCGGCAACCGCGACGTGTGGGTGCAGCAGCAAGGGAAGATCGACTGGTTCGACCGCGCCTTTCAGGGCCGCGAGGGCGTCTACAAGGCGGCCGTGGAACAGGCGATGGAAGACATGGCACGGCGCATCGCGTCCCGGGCCGGATAGGAGACACGGTGTATCTGGTCTACAAGCCCGAAGGGGCCGACGAGCCGAAGCGATGGAAGTACAACCCGAAGAAGCTCATGTCGGCCGAGCGGGAGATGCTCGAGCGGCGCACCGGCAAGAACTTCTCCGAGTTCACCGTCGACGTCCAGAAGGGCAACAGCCTGTGCCGCCGCGCGCTGCTGTTCATGTACCTCAAGCGCGAGCACCCCACCATCAAGTACGACGACGTCGACTTCGCGTGGGACGAGCTCACCCTTGAGCACTCAAAGGGCGAGCTGCTGCTGATGCGCGAGAACGTCGCCGGAAGCGTGCCGCCCGACCAGCTCGCGGCCGTGCTGGAGAAGCTGGACGAGGAGATCGCCGAGGCCTTCGAGGACCCGGAGGAAGAGGGAAAAGCGAGTCTGCCCGTCGCCGACTGAGGCGGCTGGGCGACGCCGCCCACCTGCTGGGCATCGTCGGCCGGACCTGGGACACCCTCACGGTCGAGGAGACCGACCACTACCTCGACTGGCTCGACGAGTACGAGAAGGCGCAGCGCGAGGCCAACGAACAACTGAAGAAGGGGCGCTGACACCGCCCTCTGTTGAGGGGCGGTGAGTCATGGGCGACACGTCCCTGGTGTTCAACCTGGTGGCACGCGACCAGGCGTCGGCGACGCTCGAGCGGGTGCGGGAGAAGTTCGACACCGCGGCGGCCGGGATCGGTGCCGGCGTGGGCGTGGCTCTCGGCGTGGGCGTGGCCGAGAGCCTGAACGTGGAGGCGGCGAACGCGAAGCTCGCCGCGCAACTCGGCATCGGCCCGCAGAAGGCCGCCGAGCTGTCGAAGGTGTCCGCGTCGGTGTACGCGGGCGCCTGGGGCGACTCCGTCCAGACGGTCAACGACGCGATTCGCGGCGTCTACCAGAACATCGGCGACACCTCGAAGGCCAAGGGCGGACTCGAAGGTGTCACCACCAAGGCCCTGGCCCTGGCCGAGACGTTCGACCAGGAGGTCGGGCCGACCACCGCGGCTGTCGGGCAGATGCTCAAGACGGGGCTGGCCAAGAACGCCGACGAGGCGTTCGACATCCTCACCCGCGGCTTCCAGACCGGCGCCAACAAGGCCGACGACCTGCTGGACACCGTCAACGAGTACGGCACCCAGTGGCGGAAGTTCGGCCTCGACGGGCAGACCGCTATGGGCCTGCTCTCGCAGGGACTGAAGGGCGGCGCGAGGGACGCCGACATTGTGGCCGACTCCATCAAGGAGTTCTCGATCCGCGCGATCGACGGCAGCCAGACCACCGCGGACGGCTTCAAGATGATCGGCCTGAACGCCGACGAGATGGCCGCGAAGATCGGCAAGGGCGGCTCGTCGGCGACCGGAGCCCTCGACCTCACCCTGGACCGGCTGCGCGGGATCAAGGACCCCGTCCAGCAGAGTGCGGCAGCGGTCGCGCTCTTCGGCACCCAGAGCGAGGACCTCGGGCAAGCGCTCTACTCCCTCGACCCGTCGACGGCCGTGTCCGCGCTCGGCAAGGTCGGCGGAGCCGCCGACAAGATGGCCAAGACCGTCGGCGACAGCCCCGCCTCCGCGCTGGAGTCCTTCAAGCGGCAGGCCGTCCAGAAGCTGGGCGAGGTCGCCGGGACGTTCATCAAGTTCGCCACGGAGAACAAGGCCGTGTTCGTGCCGCTGACGTACACGCTGGCGGGCCTTGCCGCCACGGTCCTGGTCGTCAAGGCCGCGATGATCACCTACTCGGCGATCGCCGCGGTGGTCGCCGGAGCCAACGCGATCATCACGGCGTCAGCGTGGGGGGTAATCGGCAACTGGATCCGCATGAATGCCATCGGCCTGATGGCGTATGCCCGCATCGCCGGTGCGGCCGTGGTCTCCGCCGCGACCACGGCCGCGGCGTGGATGGGCTCCGCGCTGGTGTCCATCGGCACGTGGATCGCCGCGGTCGTCCGCGCGGCCGTCGTGTCGGCCGCGCAGTTCGTCGTCATGGCCGCCAAGGCTGTGGCATGGGCCGCGGTCATGGCCGCGCAGTGGCTGATCGCCATGGGCCCCGTGGGCTGGATCATCGCCGCCGTCATCGCGCTCGTCGTGCTGATCGTCGCGAACTGGGACCGGATCAAGGCGTACACCATCGCGGCATGGAACGCCGTGTGGGGCTTCATCAAGTCCGCAGCAGGCAAGATCTGGAACCTCTTCCTGAACTGGACGATCATCGGCCTGGTCATCAAGCACTGGTCGACCATCAAGTCCAAGACGGTGGCTGCGTGGAACGGACTGGTCGGCTGGCTTCGGGGCGTCCCGAGGATGATCTACAACGCGTTCTTGAACTTCACCCCGATCGGCCTGATGATCAAACACTGGTCGAAGATCAAGACGGTCGCGGTCACCAAGGCGCTGGAACTGGTCTCTTGGATGCGTGGTCTGCCGGGCAGGATCGGCCGGGCGATCGGCTCCCTGGCCGGGCTGCTGGCCGGCAAGGGCCGCGACGTGGTCCGCGGCCTGTGGAACGGCATCAAGTCCATGGGCGGCTGGCTGAAAGGCCAACTCATGTCCTTCGCGAAGAACATGGTCCCGGGGCCGATCGCCAAGGCCCTGGGCATCGGCTCACCGTCCAAGGTGATGGCGAAACTGGTCGGGCGGTGGATCCCGCCCGGCATCGTCGAGGGCGCCGAGGAGACCGCCCCGCAGCTCGACCACGCGATGAGCACGCTCGTCAAGCCGCAGCTCGCCGCACCCAGCAGCTCGCTCACCAGCGGCATGGCCCCCCTGATGGGCGCACAGGGCGGCGGTGGCCCACTGGTGATCAACCTCGACATCGGCGGCCGTGCCTTCGGCCAGCTGTGGATCGACACCGGACGCCGACAGGTACGCGCACTCGGCGGCAACGTCCAGGCCGCCATCGGCCAGGGCACAGGCTGAGAGGAGGGGTACCCCGTGGCATTTCCGCAGACCCCCCTTGAGGTCCTCATCGAGCTGTTCCTCGCCGGGACGTGGACGGACATCAGCCCCGACGTGTACGTGCGGGACGGCATCGACATCCGCCGCGGCCGCGCCGACGAGGGACAGCGCGTCGACCCCTCCACCTGCACACTGACCCTGAACAACGGGGCATCCAAGGCCGCTCCGGGCGTGACGGGCCGGTACTCGCCCCGCAATCCCCGCAGCGACCTGTACGGGCTGATCGGCCGGAACACACCGATCCGGGTGTCGGTGAAGGCCGGCACCCCCTTCCTCGGCCTGCCCGGAGCCCAGGGCGACAACGCCTCCACCCCCGACACCGCGGCGCTGGACATCGTGGGCGACCTCGATGTGCGGATGGAGGCCACCCTCACCCCTTGGGCCGGGCAGTCCACGTCGAGGGAGCTGGCCGGCAAGTACGAGGTGACCGGAAACCAGCGCTCCTGGCTCCTCTTGACGAACGCCGACGGCGACCTGGTGTTCCGGTGGAGCGCCGACGGGATCGCCGTCGTTCAGTACACGTCCACGGAACTGGCCCCGGTGTCCGCCTCGCCCCGCTTGGCCGTCCGCGCCACGCTGGACGTCGACAACGGCACCGGCGGCCACACGGTGACCTTCTACACCGCGCCCACGATGGCCGGGCCGTGGACGCAGCTCGGCGACCCGGTCACCGGAGCAGGTGTCACATCCGTCTTCAACAGCACGGCGCCGGTCGTCGTGGGCGATATCACCACCCTGGGTTTCGAGAGCCCGGTGGGGCGCGTGCACGCCTTCCAGCTCCGCAACGGCATCGACGGCACGCTGGTGGCATCGCCGGACTTCACGACGCAGACCATCGCCGCCGCGAGCTTCGTGGACGGCTCCGGCCGGACGTGGACGATGAACGGCGGCTCATCGATCACGAACCGGCGTACCCGGTTCGTCGGCGAGGTGTCCTCCTGGCCCGCGCGCTGGGACGTCTCCGGCAAGGACGTGTACGTGCCCCTGACTGCGGCGGGCATCCTGCGCCGCCTCGGCCAGGGCGCCGCCCCGCTACCGTCCACGCTGCGCCGCCGGATCCCGTCATACGAGCCGCTGGCGTACTGGCCGATGGAGGACGGCGCCAACGCCACCAGCGCCTACAGCCCCATCAACGGGGTGCGTCCGCTGACGCTGTCCCGCGCCAATTGGGCGCAGGCCGACAGCCTGCCCAGCAGCGCCCCCTTGCCGGTGCTCGCCTCCTCGGGCAGCGACCTGCCGGCGATGCTCGGCCGCATCCCCGCCCCGGCCACCCCGTCCACCAGCTGGAACGTACAGTTCATCTACCGGCTCGACCCTCCCGGCAACCCGACGGAACGCACATTCCTGCGGATCCTGAGCACTGGGACCGCGGCCGAGTGGTACATCCAGTCCAGCAACGGCGACGGGTCCACCATCCTCGCCAAGGACGCCGACGGAAACACCCTGTTCACCAACGGCATCGCCACAGGCTCCGACCTGTACGGGCAGTGGGTGCGAGTGCGGTTCAGAGCCACGCAGAACGGCGGGAACGTCGACTGGCGGGTCGACTGGTTCGACGTCGGCGGTGACGCCGGCGGCTTCGGTGCCAGCTTCGCGGGCGCCGTGGGGCGTCCCACTGCGGTGGCTTCCCCGCCCGACGGCTACAGCCCGCTGCTGGACGGTATGGCCATCGGCCACATCTCCGCCTGGCCGTCGGACACCACCGCCGCCTACGACGGCGCCATCGACGCCTGGGCCGGTGAGACCGCTGGCGCACGCATGGTGCGCCTCGCCGACGAGGAAGCGCTGCCGTTCATCCAGCTCGGCGACACCACCGCGCAGGAGCAGGTCGGCGCGCAGCGCCCGGACACACTGCTCAACCTGCTCGGGGACGCGGCGGACGCCGACGGCGGCATCCTGTACGAGCAGCGCGAGAGCGTCGGCCTCGCCTACCGTGACCGCGCCTCGCTGTACAACCAGACGCCCGCGCTCGAGCTCGACTACACGGCGCCCGGGCACATCGCGCCGCCGCTGGAGCCCAACGAGGACGACCAGCTCATCCGCAACGACGTCACCGTGCAGCGCGCCTCGGGGAGTTCCGGCAACGCCGTCCTCGACGAGGGACCGCTGTCCGTACAGGCCCCGCCGGACGGGGTCGGACGGTACGCCGAGTCGGTCACCGTCAACCTGTACAGCGACGCCCAGCCGGTCCAGCACGCCGGGTGGCGGCTGCACCTGGGCACCGTCGACGAGGCCCGCTACCCCGTCGTGAACATCGACCTGGCCGCGGCCCCCAGCCTCATCGACGACGTCACCGAGCTGGACAGCGGAGACCGGCTCACCATCGCCAACCCGCCCGACTGGCTGGCACCCGGTCTGATCGACCTCCTGGCGCAGGGCTACAACGAGACCATCGGCCACCCAAACGACTGGAACCTGCAGTTCAACTGCACCCCGGGCCGCCCCTGGGACGTGGGCGTCTACAACACGGACCACCGGGACACCAGCGGCAGCGAGTTGGTGGCTGCCGTGGACGCGGACGACACCACGCTCAGCGTCCTCACCACGCAAGGCCCGCGGTGGACCACCGCCAATCCGCCGCTCAACACGAACACGGACTTCGAGACGGATCTGTCGGGCTGGTCGGCCTCCGGGGGCACCATCGCCCGCGTGCCCACAACCGGCCCGGCCCCGTTCTCTGGCGACTGGTCGCTGATGTTCACCCCGGACGGCGTCGCCGAGTTCCCCAACGCCGGCAGCGACCAGATTGCGGTCATGGTCGGCCAGCAGTACGTGCTGTCCGGCTGGCTGCGCTGCGCCACAAGCAGGAACGTGGCGTTGAACATCAACTGGTTTGCAGCTGGCTTCGCTTACCTGTCCACCAGCGCCAACGACGTGCTCGTCACGGCGAACACGTGGACGTGGTTCGAGATGACCGCGACGGCCCCGGCCACCGCGGTCACCGCCAACGGCAGCCCCACCGTGCCCAACTTTCCGCCGGCCACAGACGTGCTGTGGGCCGACGAGGTCACCCTGCGTCCGGCCGGAGGAAGCCCAGCGGACTTCTCCTTCCGTATCCAGGTGGGCGGCGAGGAGATGACCGTAAAGGCGATCACCTCCGCCGTGGTCGACACGTTCACCCGCACCACCACGCCAGGGTGGGGCACCGCCGACACCGGGCAGGCGTGGACATCGACCGGCGGAGCAGCAGCGGACCACTTCACCCAGGGCACCGAGGGCTCGCACCAGCTCACCGGCGTGGACGTTGCCCGGCTCGACCTGCTCGCCGTGGGCAGTACCGACGTGGACACCCAGGCGGACATCGCCACCGCGGCCCTGGCCACCGGCGGCCCGCAGCTGGTGGCGCTGGCCGGGCGGGCTACCGACGGCGACAACTGCTACATGGCCCAGCTGTCTATCAGCACCACGCAGACGATCACGCTGTCCATCCGCAAGCGGGTGGCTGGCGTCGAGACGCAGTTGGGTACGTACACGACGACGCTGACCCACAGTGCGTTCACCTTCTACCGCGTCCGGCTGCAGATCGTCGGCACGCTGGTGCAGGCGCGGGTGTGGGCGCCCTCCGGCACCGAGCCCTCGGTGTGGCAGGTGAGCGCCACGGACACCAGCCTCACCAGCGGCACGCAGGCCGGTTGCCGGTCCGTGCGCCAGACCGCGAACACCAACACCAACCTGCTCGTTTCTTACGACAACTTCCAGGTCCTGAATCCGCAGCGGTTCACCGTCGGCCGCTCGGTCAACGGCATCGAGAAGAGCCAAACCGCGGGCACCGCTGTAAGCCTGGCCAAGCCCGCTATCCGCGCCCTGTAGAGGAGGTTCCGGTGCCCGATCTGCTCGCGGGATCGAAGATCAAGGCGCTCGACACACCGCCGACTGTGTATGCCCAGGACACCACGGCGAACGACAACGTCAGCTCGACGACCTATGTCACGGGCGTCCCCGAGGTCGGGGTGACGTTCATCGCCCCCACCACGGGCAGAGTAAAAATCTCCGTCGGTGCCAGCATGCGCAACGACGCAGCGAACACCGACCGCGTCGCGGTGACCGTGCAGGTGTTCCAGACGAACGCCTCCGGCACCGAGGTTCTGGCGCCCACCGTGTTCCGAGGTGTGTCCACGGACGGCATCGCCAGCGCGGGCAACTACTGCACCTACGGACACACCACCATGATCAGCAACCTGACGCCGGGCCAGCAGTATTACGCGCGCACGATGCAGATCAAATTTGGTTCGGCCGCGTCGACGCCGGATATCGCGATGCGGGACATCCTCGTCGAACCCGCCACCTGACCGCCGTCACCCCGCAGCCCCGAGCCACCAGGCCGGGGCCTTTCTCATGTCTGGAGACCTGATGGATTTCGGCGACGCCCTGCGCGCACTCAAAGACGGTGACCGCGTCACTCGGACCGGCTGGAACGGCCAGGGAATGTTCGTGGTGTACCAGAAGGGCTATCCCGACGGGATCCCGATCAATGCCAACACGGCGGAGGCCACAGGCATCCCGCAGGGGACCGTGTGCATCTTCCGCCCGTACCTGCTGATGTGCACGGTCGACGGCTCGTTCGTGCCGTGGGTCATCAGCCAGACCGACGCACTCGCGGACGACTGGGAGCGTGTGTGATGGCCGATCCACTGTCCGCCGCGAAGGTGCTCGCCGCGCTGAAGGCCGAAGGGGTGAAGGTCGTCGAGGTCGACGGCTGGCGTACCCACAACCGCAACCACAAGGGCGCTTGGGGCCCGGTCCACGGCGTGATGATCCACCACACGGTGACGGAGGGCACCGCGAAAACCGTCAAGATCTGCCACGACGGCCACAGCAGCCTGTCCGGTCCGCTCTGCCACGGCGTCATCGCCAAGGACGGCACCGTCCACCTCGTCGGCTACGGCCGCACCAACCATGCGGGCCTCGGCGACGACGACGTCCTGCGCGCCGTCATCGCCGAGAAGCCGCTGCCCGCAGACAACGAAGCGAACACCGACGGCAACGCCCGCTTCTACGGCTTCGAATGCGAAAACCTCGGCGACGGCAAAGACCCCTGGCCCGCCGCCCAGGTCGAGGCCGCCGTCCGCGCGTCGGCCGCGATCTGCCGCGCCCACCGATGGGGCAAGGACGGCAACACCTCCGTGATCGGCCACAGCGAGTGGCAGCCCGGCAAGGTCGACCCGCGCGGCCCCGGTGTCTCCATGCCCGACATCCGCGCCCGCGTCGCCGAGCGACTCAAGCACCCCGCCAGCTGGTCGCCGCCGAGCAACACCCCGCCGCCGGCCCCGAAGCCGCCAACGACCGAGGAGCGGCTGACCGCTCTGGAGAAGCGCGTCACCGCGCTCGAAAAGGGAGCCTGACCATGAAGATTTCGAAGTACGCCAAGGCGGCCGTGTCGGCGGTCGCCGCCGGGGCGGGATCCCTGTCCGTCGCCGCCGCCGACAACACCGTCACCGCCGCCGAGGGATGGGCAGCACTGATCGCCGTCCTCGCAGCGCTCGGCTTCACGTGGGCGGTGCCCAACAGACCGTCCGGGGAACAGCGGTGACGACGCCGGATCCCGGCGTGTACATCAGCACCGCGCAGATGTATCAGGAGGTGAGGGACCTGGCGCAGACGGTCGGCCGCATCGAGTCCAAGGTGGACAGCTTCCTCGACGAGGCAAAGGACATCCGAGGCGACCTTCAAGACCACGAGCTCAGGATCCGCACCCTCGAACGCGCCCGCTGGCCCATGCCCACGATCGGCGTCCTCGCCGGCGTCGCAGGCGCGGCCACCGGCGCCCTCGCCCTCTTCACCCGCTGAACAACGAACGCCCCCTGCACGGTCCACGCGGCCGTGCAGGGGGCGCCTTTGCCGTGCCCAGGGGTACGCACCAGTGCGTACCCCTGTCAGTCGTCGAGGTCGATGACGAAGTCCACGATGGTGGTGTCTCCGCGTCGCACGATCGGGTGGGCCACCTCGACGATCCGGCCCGTGTCGGCGATGTGCCGGCGCGTGTACCGCAGGACCGGCACGCCGCTGCCGATGCGCAGCGTTGCGGCCTCCAGCTCGGTCGGCATGGCCGACGTGAACGACTCCGTGATCCGCTTCACCGTGATGCCGAGGCTCGCCATCTGTGCGCGGGTACCGCCCGGCCACGGCTCGTTGATCGGGTCGGAGACGGGTGTACCAGCGACGTCCGACCAGCGCACGAAGCTGGTCGACATCTGGGTGGGCTGGTCGTTGTCGTGGAAGACGAAGTGCCGGGCGAGGAGCTGCTCGCCGACCTCGCACTCGAACAGCGCGGCGAGTTCGGTGTCAGCCTGGACTCGCTCGAACCTCTTGTCGAGCCGGTACTCGGACCAGCCGATGCCCTGATCCTTCGTGTATGCCGTGGACTTGGCGCCCGGCGTCGTCCGGTACCGGTCGGCGGCCATGCGGTGGATCGCTGGACGCGGGCGGACGCGGGTCCCGGCACGGGCGCGGCTCTCGGTGAGGCCCTCGCTGGCGAGCAAGCGCAGCGCGTTGCGAACCGGGGCTTCGGATACGCCGTACTCGTCGCATAGCTCGGGAATCGTTGGGATCCGATCGCCTGGCCCGAACTCCCCGCCCGGAGAGATGCGGCGCCGCAGGTCAGCGGCGATCCGCAGGTATTCAGGCTGCGCCACCACGGCACCCCCACTTCGAGCGATCACGTCAATCCGTATACACATACTCTCCCGTCCCGCTTGACCAGCGCCAATCACCCCGACAATCTGGATACGGATAAGCGCAACGCGTATCCGGAAACCGCTCCACCCGGGGGACAGCCATGCCTGAATCGGGCCATACGTGGCAGAAGGCGTTCAAGGCCGTGCCCATCGAGGCAATCCACGTCCGGCTGTGGACCGCCGGCCGCATCAAGCACGAGGACGCCCCCCTCGTCGCCGACGAACTGTTCGTCGCCATCCTCGGATCCGGCGCCCCCGTCGTAGAGATGAGCCTCTCGACGGCCGGCCACCGGATCCGTATCACCGCGTCGGGCTCCGAGCCGCTGCCCATCCTCAGCAGCTACGGGCCCGGCTGGCAACTCGTCTCGGGGCTCTGCCCGTTGGCGGGGCTGACGACCGACGAGCACGGGCTGTGGGCGCAGTTAAGGGCAGTCCGGTGACCGGGCGCCCCAAGCTGCCGTCCGCGCTCGACCTGACCTACGGGCAGTACTCGGGTTGGGCGTGCGTGTGGTGCCGCAAGCGGCTCACGTCGGGTGCGGTGAGCGCGGGTGTTGCGCGCGGCCAGGAGGGCGCCCACAACTTCGACGTCGAGGTGTTCGCCTGCCCGGACTGCGCTAACGGCCACACCCCGGAACCCGTCCGCCGAGGAGGCGACCAGTGAAGATCTGCGAAAAGTGCTGCCGGATGATCCGGCCCGACGAGCCGTACACGACCCACGACAAGACGTCGATGTCCGCCGGCGGCTTGACCGTCTACATCCACAAGGAGTGCCCGCCCGAGTAGAGACTCCCGCCCGCCCCCGTCCCCAATCCCCCGAGGGGGCGGGCGGGACCAGGCCCCCGGCCCGTGACAACGCCCGGCCGGGGGCCGACCCATGTCCGGCAGTAACACCCCGTAGCCGTTACCTAGAGGCGTCATAGCCATAGATTGGGGTTCCCGAATGCCAGACAGGGACACCACTGGGCTGTCATCCTGGCAGGCATGAGCCCAAATCTCCGCAGCGCAATCGACGTTGCCGCCGCCGGTCAACGCCTCCGCGCGGTCATCTATTGCAGGATTTCGCAGGACCGCACGGGCGCCGGCCTCGGCGTTGACCGGCAACGCGAGGACTGCGAGGCCCTCGCGGAACGTAACGGCTGGCAGGTCGTCGAGGTGTACGTCGACAATGACGTGAGCGCGTTCTCGGGGAAGAAGCGCAAGGGTTACCAGCGCATGCTCGCCGACCTCGACCAGGGCACGGCGACCGCCGTCATCGTCTGGCACACCGACCGGTTGCATCGCTCCCCGCTGGAGCTGGAGAACTACATCAACCTCTGCGACAAGCGCGGCGTGTCCACGCACACCGTGCAGGCCGGCGCGCTCGACCTCGCCACCCCGAGCGGCCGGGCGCAAGCCCGCTTCATGGGCGTCGTAGCCCGCCTCGAATCGGAACACAAGGGTGATCGCGTCGCCAGGGCCCGACAGCAGAAGGCCCTGAAGGGCGAGTGGGTAGGTGGCATCCGCCCGTTCGGGTGGGGCGTGCCTACCGGGGAGATGCGCAAGAAGGTCGACCGGAAGACGGGCGAGGAGGTCGAGGTTCCCGTCCTCGACATGACCCAGGCCGTGCCGGACGAGGCCGAGGTGCTCAGGTACTGGACGGACACCATTCTCGCGGGCGGCTCGATCCGTGAGCTCGTGAAGTGGTGCGCCGACAAGGGGATCACGACCACCCGCGAGAACCCGGTGACTCACGTGGAACTCCGGGACATGCTGTTGCGGCCGAGGAACGCCGGTATCGCCGTCTGGCGGGGCGAGGAGGTCGGGCGCGGCACCTGGGACGCGATCGTGCCCGAAGAGAAGTACAGGGCCGCTGTGGCTATCCTGACGGACCCTTCGCGGCGCACGACGCCGGGCGCCCAGCCGAAGTGGCTGGGGTCGATGCTGTTCCTTTGCGGGCACGGGGCCGGGTGCGGCCAGCGCGTGAAGGTCACTCAGTCCGGCGGTCGCCGGTATCCGTCGTACAGGTGTCCGACGGGGCACGGGGGCGGCAGGCGGGCGGAGCTCGTCAACCAGTACGTCGAGGACGTCCTCGTCGAGCGGTTGTCACGGGACGACGCGGAGGATCTGCTGCTGCCTGGCCCGGACGATGTGGACGTCGCCAGCCTGCAGGCGGAGAGCGAGCAGATCCGGCGCCGCATGAAGGACCTGGGCGGCCTGTTTGGTGCGGGGCAGTTGGAGCTGGCGCCGTTCACGGAGGGCATGGACACGGCCCGCGCCCAGCTGGAGGGCGTCACCAGGCAGCTGGCGCGAGCGGCCACCGTGGACCCGCTCGTCGACCTGGTCGGTGCGCCCGACGTGCGGAAGGCGTGGAAGGCGCTGCAACTGGACCGGCAGCGCAACGTGCTGCGGGCGCTCATCGAGGTCACGCTGACGACACCGCGGCCCGGCCGCATGCCCGACGGCGGGTACTTCGACTATGACGCTGTTCTCTTCGACTGGAAACGGGGAGGGAAGTAGACGAGTGACACGCTGCTCGGACCGCCACACTTACAAGGCCTGCTGGCGTCCTCGGCGTCACGCGCCGCAGGCACGTGCGGCTCCTCTTTGGGCGGCGCGTGATGCGCTGCTCCGAGCTCTTCGCATTTGGCGCAGGTGATCAATCCCTGATCAACCTGGCGCATGATCTCCTTGTATAGCGTCGCGGCCGCGTCGTCCTTCCACTGTTCCATCTGGCGCGCGTCCGATTCCCGCATGCCTTCCAGGTCGCGCGCCATCTGCTCTCGCTCGGACCTCAGGCGGTCCTCAACAATCTGCATGACCGTCCTGCTGGGACGGACTTGAACGAGTGCCGTCACAAGACCGGTGAGGGTGCCGAGCGTTCCTGCGATAACAAATATCAGAACCACCGTGCCGATCGTGCCCTCTGCACCCTCGCTCAGCAGGAAGATGGCCAAAGGGATGCTAATCGCCGAAGAGGAGAGTCCGAGAGCCGCACCCAGCAGCCGCTTCTCTCTCCGGCTCATCTCGCGATAACGCCACGCCGTCTTTTTAGGGTGTGACAGATGCTCACGACCACGGGATCTTGACCGAAGACTCGACAAGCGCCCAGAAATCACACCCGACAGCATGCCCGCTATGCCCGACATGCCAAGGACGATGAGGAAGGTAGCTAGATCAAAGTCCTCCGACAGCAATGGCGCAGGTGAGTCGCCAGTCGAGTCTTCAGAAACGTCCTCATAGATTGCGAAGGCGACAACGCTGATCGCAATCAGCAGCAGAGTGAAAGCAGCCGCAGTCAACATGACCGTCTGACGCTTGCCTCTACTGCTCATCCGGCGATGAGCCCACGGACTTCCCTCAGGGTCCCGCATCAGCATTCAGACACCTTTCCCCGCACGGACACCATCGTCCGCCTCTTCCTGATCGGCGAGCGTCTTCGCCACGGCAGTGAACATCTGGACGCGGTCCGGGCTCCGGATTCCAAGCAGGCGCGCGGCAGTCTCCGGGGTCAGGGGCGTGTCCGGCGTCGGGGGCGTCCGGGGCGTTCCCTCGCCGGCCTTCTCCGACACAACCCCTGAGCGCACGAGCAGGCTCATCAGCGAGACGCCCAGCACCTCGGCAAGCCGCTCCAGATGCACAGGCTCCGGCAGCGTCTGTCCGGCGAGCATGCGGCCGATGCTGGACGGCGACATCCCCGTGTCCTCGGCCAGCTTCTTCTTGCCGCCGCCGCGGGGACTGTCGATGTCGTAGCCGGCAGCCACGACGGCAGGGCGGATGTACTCCGCGAAGCGTTGCGCTCGGCTCGCCTGCGGTGCAGGGCCGGTCTCTGTCGTCGGCATGACATACACGCTAGCAAGCAAGTACTGGCTTGCACACTAGCGCGTATCGGTCAATCACGGAGACGTCGCCAGTACGTAACGGACCTTGTTACCCATGCTTGCTTGCACGCGTGCAATCAGGAGCGTAAGTTGCAGGCACGGCAGGGGTTAATAGCTCCCGAGCCAGCAAGCTAGGAGACCGTATGTCCAGCTACCGCCTGCGCAGCGCACGCCTCCACGAGGCTGCCGCTGCCAGGGGCGATCGCAGCAACTACGCGATCGCCAAGCGCACCGGCCTGAACCAGACGACCCTCTCGCGCATCTGCCGAGGAATCGCCAAGCCCGCCGCCCAGACCCTGCTCACTCTGGCCACCACTTACGGGCTGAGTGTCGACGAGCTGATCGACCGCTCGATCGGGTCGCAGGTATCGGACGACGCCGCATGACGGCCATGCCGGGCGCCGCTCTCGCGTACCAGGCGAGAGCGTCCGCCGGAAACGACGAAGAGGCCGGGTACCAGCCGGCCTCTCCAGTCGAGCAATCCGCAACCACCGCTAAGTGAGAGAACGGAATCAGCTCTATGCAAAGCATCGCACAGGCGTCAACGGCGACGCCGGACCCGAGCGAACAGCGCGACAGCGACTCCGTCACGGCGGACCGCATCGAGCGGCACGTCGACCAGATCATGGCGACGCTTGCCGAGCCGACGTCCACGGAGGCGCTCGCCGCCCTGGCCGCCGAGCACGACCTCCAGATCGAGGAGTGGGACACCAGCACCCTCGACGAGCGGCTCCGCGACAAGTTCCTCGCCCACTACATCGAGCTCGACGGCATCCGCAGCATCGTCGTCCCCCTCGGCCAGGACCCGGCCATGAGCCTGCACGGCGTCCGCGCACTCATCGCCCACCTGGGGGTGACGGCATGACGACCACGCTGACCACCCGCGCGGGCTTCGAGGCCTTCCGCAAGCGCATGTGCGACCACTTCGCCCAGCTCCCCGACGGACTCGGCGAGAAGCCGCTCCACGTCGAACAGGCCGAGCTGACGCCGGACTCGTTCTTCACGCACAGGCTCGACGACGACGGCCACCACCACATCGCCTACGACCCCCGGCAGGTCCGCGCACTGTCCGTGCGCACATTCCTCGGCATCTACGCGACGTTCACCGAGGGCCGCATTCTCGACGGGATCCGGGACGCGTACTACGACACCGACATCGAGGCGGGCCGGGAGATCTGGGAGATCGTCCTCCACGAGATCGACCGCACCCAGAACCCCGACGGCGTCATCAGCCGGGTCGCGGACCTGTTCGCCGGTGAGCTCGCCGAGAAGACAGGGGCGCGGGCATGACCAGCCCGACGAACACCGCGGCGGCCGGGGACATCCCGGGCCGCCCGGCCCGGCCCGAGCGCCCGGCCGGCTACTGGGAGCGCATCGACCGCATCGTCGACGCCGCTCCCCCGTTGTCCGACGACCAGCGCGCCCGCATCCGCGCAGCGTTCCACCAGCCCGAGGCCCGGAGGGCAGCGTGAACAGCCTCATCATCCGACTGCCCCCGCCAGGCTCTCCCGCCGACCGGGTGCTCGTCCGGAGCCTTGCCGGTCCGGCCGGCTGCATCATCTGGCCGGGGTCGACGAACAGTCGCGGGTACGGGCAGATCCGAACCGACCGTGTCCTGGCCTACACCCATCGCACGGTCTACGAGGCCATGATCGCCCCGGTCCCGAGCGGCATGCTCTTGGACCACCAGTGTCACAACCGAGACCGTTCGTGCGCGGGCGGAGACGACTGCCTGCACCGGCGCTGCGTCAATCCCCACCACCTTGAGCCCGTGACCGCAGGGGAGAACCAGCGGCGGTCGCCGCGCACCTTCGCGTACATCCACGGCACCAAGACGCACTGCGTCCACGGACACGCCTTCGACGCACAGAACACCTACATCAGGCCCGACACCGGCACTCGTCAGTGCCGATCGTGTTCCCGCGACCGGCGCAAGATCGGAGCACTGCGATGACTTCAGATGCCTGGATCCTGGCCATGGGGGACCAGGCGCTGGCTACCGGCCGCGACATTGCGGCCGGTGGTACCCCCGCGGTCGTGGTGCTGCCTGCGTCGGGCGCGTGTTCCTGGTGCGAGTGCACCGTCACCGCCGCGGACTACGACCACCGGTTCTGCGCGGGCTGCCCGAACGACGCGGCCATGGTCATGCACATCTACAGCGCAGCCAGCGGCAAGCGCGAACGAGACGTCCAACTGTGCCCCGGCCACAAGAACGAAGCGATGCGGTTCCTCACCGCGATCATCGCCGCCGGAGGCTTCGGCGCCGGCTGACAGGCGCCCGCCGGGGCAGGGCCCAGCGTCCTGCCCCGGCGCTCACGGACCACCATCAGACCCAGCACGAGGGACACGTTCGTGAACAACTTCCCCGGCGTCGCCATGGAGCGCGTACTCAAGGCGCTCAGCGACAAAGGCCTCGACTACCGCCGCGCAGGCGGGGGCTACGAAGCCCAGTGCGGGAACCCGGCACACCCCGACGACAAGCCGTCCATGTCCGTCAAGCAGGGCAACCTCGGCGCCGTCATCCACTGCCACGTCTGCGGCGAGGAAGCCAAACAGGACATCCTCGCCGGGCTCGGACTCACCAAGCCCGACCTCTTCGACAAGCCGCTCGAACGCCCCGAGCGTCAGCAGGTCGTCGACACCTACATCTACGAAGACGCCGACGGCACCGAGAAGTACCGCAAGGACCGCCGTGAACCCGGGAAGAACGGCAAGTCCAAGGACTTCATGCAGTACCGGATCGTCAACGGCCGCAAGGAATACGGGCTCAAGGACATCACGCGCCTTCCCTGGCGGCTGCCCCAGGTCATCGCCGCCGTAAAGGAAGGCCGGGAGATCTTCTGGAACGAGGGCGAGAAGTGCGTCCAAGCTCTGGAGAAGATCGGCCAGGTCGCCACCACCGCAGGCAGCGCGCAGGACTGGCGGCCGGGCATGGCCGAATGGTTCGACGGCGCGGTCAAGGTCACCGTCATCGCGGACAACGACGAGCCCGGTATCAAGCACGCGCGCAAGGTCGCCGCCGCGCTCAAGGGCCGGGCCCGCGAGATCCGTATCGTGCGCGGCGCGGTCGACCGGGAGAAGGCCGACGTCGTCGACCACCTCGCGGCCGGGCACACCCTTGACGAACTCGTCGACATCACCGACCCGCGCCCCCACCTCCGATCCGTACCGCCCCCGACGGACACGCCCACCGAGGGCTCCGCCGCCCGGCAGCCGGAGGAAGCCGAGCCCGCACCGCCGCGCGTCGGGTTCGACCTCACGGCGGTGTTCGGGCTCCTGGGGTGCAAGGTCCCGCGTGGCTACCGCATCACCGCCCGAGGCGTCGACCACGCCACCGGCAAGGACGACCCGCCATGGGCCCGCTTCACCTACGCGCCCCTCGTGGTCACCGCGGCCTACGAGGACCCCGACGGCGAACAAAGCGTCCAACTCTCGTGGACCGACCGCGGCAAGACCGTCTCCAAGGTCGTAGCCCGGGACATCGCCAAGCGCGGCCGGGAACTGGTGAAGACCCTCGGGTCGGCCGGCCTGCCCGCCATCGAGGGCGACGCTCGTGTTCTGGAACGCTGGCTCGCCGAGTTCGAGGCCGCCAACCCCAGTGCGATCCCGCACGAGAAACTCGCCCGGAACCTGGGCTGGCAACCGGACGGAACCTTCGTCTCCTCCCCGGAGTCGGGCATCAAGGTCGAGGTCCGCTACGACGAACAACGCGTCCCCTCTCAGGCGTTCGGCACGGCCGGGTCGTTCGAGGACTGGCGTACCGCGGTCGCTCTGCTAGACCCGCACACCGTGCCGCGGATCGTGATCGCCGCCTCGCTGGCCGCGCCACTGCTGCGTCCGTTGGGGATTCCGTCGTTCACCGTCGACATCTCCTCCCGCTCCACCAAGGGCAAGACCACCGCCCTCCAGTGCGGGTGCAGCATCTGGGCCAACCCCAGCGAGAACGCCGCCGCCATCTCCAACTGGCGTGGAACCGCCTTCGCCATCGAGAAGCGGCTCAACCTCGTGCGCGGCCTGCCCACGTTCCTCGACGAGACCATGGCCGTCTCCGACGAGGGCATCATCGACTACGTCCTGTACCAACTCCCGATGAACCAGGGCAAGGACCGCTCCGGCGGCTACGCGGGCGCGCTCCCGTGGGAGACGATCCTGATGTCCTCAGGGGAGCGGACCGCGCTGTCGTACACGCGGAACCAGGGCGCGGCGGCGCGGACGCTGTGCACGACCGAGGCTCCGTTCGGGGACGACGGTGACGCCGCGCGCCAGGTCCACGACGCGGTATTCGCCAACTACGGTCACGCCGGGCCCCGGTTCGCGGAACTGATCCGTAAGGGGCTCGCGCGAGAAGGCGGCCGGGACCGGCTGAAGCTTCGTCACAAGGAGCTGGCCGCCCGCTTCCAGGGCGACAACGCCATGACAGGGCGCCGCGCCCCCATGGTGGCCGTTCTCGCCCTCGCCGAGGCCATGGCGTGCGAGACCGGAATCCTGCCCTACGAGCCGCTCCCAGCTGAGACGTGGGCGGCAACGTTCACGACGTCCAGTGCCACGGACAACCAGCCGGAGATGGCCATGGACGTCGTCCGCGAGTACATCGCCGCGCACTCCTTCGAACTCTGGCCGAGCCGGGACCCGGATGACCGCCCGCCTCTGCGCGGGTGGCTCGGCGCGGTCAAAGTCAACAACGAGGGAACGTTCATCGCGATCATGCCGGAGCGTCTCCGCGGCATCCTCGCGGACGCCGGGTACGCGCTCGATGCCGTGCTGCCGGGGTGGATTGCCTCCGGCTACCTGGCGTCCACCGAAGAGCGCAGCAAGGTGACGTACCGGATCGTCACCCGGTTCGACGGTCGGACCGCGCGCTGCTTCCAGTTCACGCCACAGGCGTTGACGTTGAATAACGATGCGCGGGAGGCGGCGTGATCTCGACCGCGATCCCGGGCGTTACGCAGCCCGGTTACGTCGGTGACGTAACGGCATTCGAGGGGCGTTTGCCCAGTTCAACGGCTTACTCGGTTTGCTGCGGCGCCCGTTACGCAATCTGCCGGACCTCACCCCTTGGACGCGTGCGCGCGTGTGCGCAGGCGCGGGCGAGCGCGCGTATGTGCATGTGCGTTCTGCGTAACTACGTAACAAAGAAAGTAGAGAAGAAGAAAGAGCAGGTCAGGGCACCGAAGAGGCGTTACGCAGGGCGTTACGTAGGCGTTACGCGGCACGTAACGGCCCTGGATCTCCCCTCCAGTCAGATCCGAGCCGAGGTGACCCATGCCTGAATTCACTCCGCGCCCCTACCAGACCAAGGCCATCGAGGCCCTCACTACAGGCTGGCAAGGTTCCCAGAACCGGCTCGCCGTCGTTCTCCCGACCGGCGCAGGGAAGACCGTCGTTTTCGCCAACTTGATCAGCCAACGCCTCAACCAGCTCGGCGGGCAGCGCGCCCTGGTCATCGCCCACCGCGAAGAACTCATCGAGCAGGCTGCCGCGAAGATCCGCGCCGTCCGTCCCGACCTCCGCGTCGGCATCGTCAAGGCTCAGCGCAACGAGCACCATGACGCTGACGTCATCGTCGCCAGCATCCAGACCCTAGCCGTCGAGCGGCGCCGCCAGGCCATCGAGGACATCGGCCTGATCATCGTCGACGAATGCCACCACGCCGCGGCCCGCACCTACATGGACGTCCTCGAACACTTCGGCGCCTGGCGCGGCGTACCCGTCGCCGGGTTCACCGCCACCATGACCCGACAGAACGGCGGTCTTGCCGAAGTGTGGGAAGAAGTCGTCTTCACCCTCGACATCCTCGACATGATCCGCGACGGCTACCTCGTCGACGTCCGCGGCAAACGCGTCGTCGTCGACGGCCTCAACCTCGACAAGGTCAAGACCCGCAACGGCGACCTCGCAGACGGACAACTCGGCCAGGCCCTCGACGACTCCGGCGCCGCCGACGTCGTCGCTGAGGCGTACAAAGAGTTCGCCTCCGACCGGGCCGGCGTCGTCTTCACCCCGACCGTGGCCACCGCCCAGTCCATGGCTGACTCCTTCAACGACATCGGGATAACGGCCACCACCATCTGGGGCGACATGCCGCGGGAGGCCCGGCAGACGGCGCTGAAGTGGTACGAGAACGGCGACGTCCAGGTCCTCACCAACTGCATGGTCTTGACGGAGGGCTTCGACGCCCCGCACACCAGTTGCGCGGTCATCGCCCGCCCGACGAAGTCCGCAGGCCTGTATTGCCAGATGGCCGGCCGGGCGCTCCGGCTGCACGCAGGGAAGAAGGACGCTCTCCTTCTTGACGTGATGGGCGCTTCGACCCGGCACAAACTGGCCTCCATCGTCGACCTGACCGGGCGAAGCCTCTCGGAACCCAAGGAGGGCCGGTCCCTCGGGGAGACGGCCGACGAGGAAGACTTCAACGCGCCGATCGGCAGCGTCGAGTGGGAGGACGTCAACCTCTTTCACGAGTCGCCGGTGCGCTGGCTCCAGACCGACGCAGGCGTGTGGTTCGTACCCCTCACCCCGCGAATGTTTCTGTTCCTGATCAGGGGCAGCAAGCCTGGCGTCTACCGCGTGCGGCGGTGGGACGCCGACATGGGGGTACGGCCGCCGAGTCCGGACCTTGAGGCGCCGCTCGCGGAGACGATGCAGTGGACGGAGGAGCAGGCCCGGCGTCTCGTGCACCCGTCGTACCTGGACCGTGCGGCCCGGTACCGGGACAAGGCCCCAAGCCCGAAGCAACGTGCGTGGTGCCGGTACAACCGCGTCCGTGTTCCGGCTGGGAGTACGGCTGGGGACGTCTCGGACTTGATGGACATTCACAGCGCGGGCCGGGTCCTGGTCGCGTACGACGCATCTGCGGCCGCCTGACCGGCCGGGCCCGCAGGCATCGGGCCCGCCCCCCATCCAGCCACCACGAAGGAGATGGTGATGACCCCCAACGAGATCCAGATGCTCATCGTCGGCGCCGCCCTCGGCATGCAGCTGATGAACTGCCTGCACATCCTGTGGAACGTGCGCGACGCACGCCGCGCCGAGCGACGCGCGACCGCCCTTACCCGCACCCTCGCCGCGGACCAGTACCTCCACAGCCTTCGCCTGTACCGGATCCAGCACCGGAGCCCGGCGTGAGTGCCAGCTGCGGCCTGTGCGAGCGGCATCTAGAGCACGGCTACCTGTGCGGCGGCTGCACGCTCGGCACCGCCCGCCGCCTCGACCGCATGCCGCAGTTGTACGCGGGCCTGGCCGCCTTCCTGCACCCCGGCGGGCGCCGCCCCGAGTACGGCCGCACCAGCCCCGCCGAGGCGCCCCTGCCCGTCTCCGAGCCGGTGTTCAACCTCCGCGGCCCCGGCGGCATCGTCGGCATCCTGGAGGACTGGCGCTCGGCCATGCAGGCAGACCGCGGCTGGGGCGAGCCCGCCATCACCGGGACGACCGAGCGGCGCATCGCCGTCGCTGCCCGCGCACTGTCCATCAATCTCGACTGGATCGCGTCGAGTTGGCCGATGGCGGGCGCGTTCGCCGAGGAGATCCGCGACCTCGAGCGGGATGTCGCCTCGATCGTCAACCCGCCCACCCCATCGATTCGGCTCGGCAACTGCCCCGCCGTGTACGAGGGCGGTGTCGTCTGCGGTGCCGTCCTGCGCGTCCCGCAGGGCACGGCGAAGGTCGAGTGCCGGTGGTGCGGGTGCGAGTATCCGCCCGAGACGTGGCTGCAGTTGAGGGAGCTTCAGCCGAGCGAGGCAGCGTGACTATAACGGCCCCCCGTGATAGTCTCTGCGTCGTGAACGAAGACCCCTGGCGGGTCCGGTTCCAACGTGAGGACGAGCTGGTGGAACAGCTCCAGTCACAACTCGCCGAAGCGCTCAAGCGACGCGGCAAGGCGCTCGCCGACGGCAAGAAAGAACTCGGCAGTTCCTACAAGGTCGCGAAGGTGCTCGGCAGGAACTACACCGTCATCAACGACGCGATCAAGAAGTACTCAACCGAATAGAAGCGGGGCCGGACGACAGCTCCCGGGTGGTGGAACACCCGAGGCGCGCGCGCCGCCCGACCCCTAGCCCACGAACGAGATCGGACCTCGTCATGGACCACGAAAACCTTAGCGCGCCCACGTGCGCGCCGATCATCGCCGCCGAGCCCAGCGACCTCGACGTCGCTATCAGCGTCGCCCAGCGCATGCTCGCCCACTACGGCACCGTCAACAGCGGCAGCATCTACGCCTACACCGTGGCTCACGGCGCCCTCTCCGAGTCCCTGCGCCTGGTGCTGCGCGCCGTCGGCGCCGAGGCGGTGGACGCGCGATGACCAAGAAGCCCGCCGCCTCCACAGAGGCCCGCGACCTCCGCAACCTCCTCGAAGCCGTCCTCGAAGCAGTCACCCTTCCCCACGACACCGCCGAGCACGCCCGCCGAATGGAAACGCGGGCCGACTGGGTCCGCGCCACCGTCAAAGGCGCCCTCGCCGAAGACCCGGCGGGCATCGGATGGAACGCCGACTTCCTTCGCGGCAGGCTCCGCGCCGAGGAAACCGAAGCCGACGCGCGGGCCAAGGCAAAGTGCGCCCGCTGCCAGAAGCCGTTCGACCCGGCTGACCTCCGCCACGACGGCCACGGCCGCTACGCCAGCACCCCTTGGTGCCGGTCGTGCATCGACAACTGCCGCGATGGCAGCGCCGAACATGTCTGCCGCATCTGCGACCCGAAGCGGTACGGCGGTGAGGGCCGATGACCGGGCCCCGTACCGCCATCGTGGACACCCTCGACCACGGGCAGATCACCGTCCGCTGCCCCACCTGGTGTGAGGGGCACGAGGACGCCCCTCAATACCGCGTCGACGTCACCCACGTCGGTGCCGACGAGCCGTTGACGCTGCCCACCCGCCGCGGTCCGGTCACCCACCTGGTCACCGCGCTGGAGGTCCGCCCGTACGTCGACGACCCGTTCCTGCAGCGGGTGTTCGTCAACGTCTGCATCGGCGGCGACTGGTATCCGACTGGGTTGGCCGGCCTTGAGGCCATGGCCGACGAGTTGGAGGCGCAGGCTGACGAGCTGCGGGACCGCGCGCGTCGTCTCGCCGTCCTGCTGAGCGAGCGTCCCCGGTGACCGCCTCCTGGCCCGTACGCCGTCCGACAGAGGTGGCCGCCCTCCGCGCGTTCGGCCGGTCGGCGCGGCCGCTGCCCCCTGTACCCGCCCTGATGGCTGCGCTGCTCGTCGCGAACGAGCGCCGTGACCGTGAAGGCGTCTGTCTCGCCGCCCACCTGGTGGTGCGCGCGTCCGAACCCGAAGTAGGCGAAGCATGAAAACCGACTGGCTCAAGTGGGGCGCCCTCGTCGCCGCCCTCGTCGCCACCGCGTCCGCCGAGTACGAGCTGGCGCGCGCGGTCGGCTTCAACATGTGGGTTGCCGCCGCCGTCCCCGCCGCCCTCGACCTCTACACGGTTCGTGCCCTCCGCGTCCGCCGTGAGGTTCTCGCTGCGGTCGCCGCGATGATCGGAGTGAACGCTGCGAGCCATCTCGTCACGGCTGGCCTGCTGCCCGTGAACGTGCCCCTCGTCGTGGCCGTCGCCGCGATCGCGCCGCTCGTTCTGTGGCGCGTCCACTCCCTCGGTTCTGGTCGCGACGAGCCCGAACCTTCCCCCAAGTTGGGGGAAGGTTCACCGAGCGAGGTGACCACCCCCGTGACCGTGGAGCGCGTCGACGACGACCAGCCGCGCGCCCTCCCAGAACCGCCCAAGGTGGTACCCGCCGGTGCCCGCACGCTGCCGATCGTGGCACGCCCCGCCCCGGAGAAGACATTCGTCTTCGACCACTCGCGGCAGCAGTACATGCCGTCCGGCAGCACGAACGGCTACCAGGACTGGCCCGCCCCCGAGGAGCCGGAGGTGGTCACCGGCCCGGACGGGAAGCGGTCACCCGACCTCGACGCCGAGAAAGGGTGGGCGTCAGTGCCCACCCCTGGCGGCGACCACGACCGAGCCGACGAGGTGACCACTTCGGTGGGTGCGGAAACCCCCCGTCAGGTGGTAACCGAGGTCGTCACCCTCACCCCGTCCGAGCTGCGGCGTAAGGCCTCGAAGCTGAACCGGGAACTGGTCACCTCAACGAACAAGCCAGTGACCATTGATCGGCTTCGCGAGGAGTACGGACTGAGTCGCCGTGAAGCGGCCGAGCTGCGGCGCGAAGTGGTCGGCACCGTGGCCCTCGTCCCCGGGGAGGTCCGGTCATGAAGCCGCTTGTGTTCGGTGCCGTCCTCGGCGTGCTGTGGCTGCTGTTCGGGCTGCCTCTCGCCCCCATCGCCGCGGTGCTGCCCGTGCTGGTGCAGCCGGTCACCATCGCGTTCGCCGCCGGTCTCGCCGTCCGCCCACTGCTGCCCGGTATGCGGAGGTGGGCGCGATGAATGAGCCCATGCAGCGTCCGCAGATCGGCTACGACCTCGCCGGTAACCCCATGTACGCCGAGCCGTTTGCGGGGTCCCAGAAGGACCTCACACCGGCCTCCCTTGCTCAGCAGGCAACGCAGCCTCTACAGCCGATCGTGGCACGCCCATGGGGCGCCTACCTGGCTGGTGGCTGTCTCGCCCTCGTCGCCCTGGTCGTCGTCGCGTTCGTGCTCGTCGCGATCCTGATCGGCTTCTCCATCGCACTGGTGGTCCTGGCGATCGGCATGGTCTCGCTCGTGATCTGCCTGCTCATCCTGCGCGACGTCTGGCGCAGCACCCGCAAGAGCTGACGGCCCTTCCGCCCAACAGAGGTTCTTCCGGGACCTCTGTCGGTGCGGTGGGGCCGGACAGCCCGGCCCACAACCTCAGGGAGAACCCCGTGAACCGACAGCAGCGCCTCACCATGGCGGATGCCGCCGTGACCAGGGCCGCCAGCAACGCGCGAGACGCCGAGCGGTACGCCCGGATGGACGACCACCGACACAAGACCGGGCCCCTCGCCGCGGCCGGCGCGCTGTGGGCGGACGTCGCCCGCGCCCACGCCGCCATCGCCCAGGCCCTGCCCGAGACGGAGGACACCGATGCCTGACGACCTCAAGTTCGGTGATTTCACGATCGGCGAGCGGGTCCGCATCGCCGCCCTCGTGGCCCGTATGGCGAAACGCGGTATCGCTGACGACGGCTCCGAACGCGTTGATCTCAGCGACCTGCAACGCCGTGTCACCCGCATCGAGAACGCGGCCCTGCGCCGCAAGAACGGCAAGTAGCAACGCCCCGGGGACGGCGTCCTACCGCCAAGCAGCCGCCGTCCCCGGGCCCCGGACCGCCCAACTGAACGACCGGAGAGCCAGCATGACCGACATCCTGATCAAGCCGATACAGGACGCCCCCCAAGACGCCACCCCCTACGTCGAGGACGCCCCGGACGCCACCGAGGACGTCGAGGCCGTCGACCGTCCCGATAACCCCCTCGCCGACTGGCTCACCGTCCCCGACGCGCCGATCCTCCCCGCCTGGGCACGCAACTGGGCCTCCGTCCGCGCCAACAGCGGAGCCTTCGTCAAAGTCGCCTGGTGGCACGGCCGCTACCACGCCATCCGCAGCCCCAAGTACGCCGTCAAGGTCGTCGGCTACTCCGCCCGCGGCGCCTACCGCGGAGGACGCCGCCTGTGGCCCGTCCTTGCCGCCGACGACCACACCCGAGCCGTCAAAGCCCTCCGCGCCCAGGCCCGCGACAAGCCCGAGGACGACGCCGCGGCCCTGCGCTACCAGGCAGCCCACCGCGAGCGCACCGAAGCCCGACGCTGGAGGTGGGGCGCCGCCCTCGGCCTCGCCGCCGCCGGAGCCGTCGCCCTCAACTACGCCAGCCTCGGCCTGCAGATCGCGACCGGCTGCCTGACCTGCGGCGGCCTCACCGCCATCGGCTGGTCCGACGAAGCGCAGATCCTCGACCACGGCACCCCGCCCCTGCGCATCGCCATGGACGCCCAGCAGCTCAACGACGCCCTGCGCGCCACCGGACTCCTCAAGCCCGGCAAGGGCGACGACGACGGCCCCAAGGTCAACTGCATCATGGGCCCGCTCCGGGACGGCAACGGGTGGGCCGTCCTCTTCGACCTGCCCAAGGGCGGCGGCAAGACCGCCGCCGACGTCCTCGCCAAGCGCACCGCCATCGCCGCCGAACTCGGCGTCGACGAGATCCAGGTCATCATGAGCCGCGTCCGCGCCGTCGCCGGAGGCAACGCAGGACGCGTCTCGATGTGGGTCGCCGACGACGACCCGTACCTGTCCCCGCCCACCACCTCGCCGCTGGAAGCCCTCGACAGCTTCTCCATCTGGGACGCCGTCCCGTTCGGCCAGGACGCCCGCGGCAACCGCGTCTCCATCCCCATCGTCTGGCAGTCGATGTTCTTCGGCGGCCTCCCCCGCCGCGGCAAGACGTTCTCCCAGCGCCTCCTCACCGCGGCCGGCCTCCTCGACCCCTACGTCCGCCACTACGTCGCCGACTTCAAGGGAGGCCAGGACTGGATCCAGATGCAGCAGGTAGCCCACCGGCTCGTCCTCGGCGCCGAAGAGGACGCCATCGCCGCCTTCAAGCTGCTGCTCAAGGAGCTCCTCGCCGAGATGGAGCGCCGCTTCACGATCCTGCGCGGCCTGCCCACCTCGATCTGCCCCGAAGGCAAACTGACCCCCGAGATCGTCAAGCGCTACAACATGCCGTTCGTCCTGTTCACCGTCGACGAGCTGCAGGAAGCATTCCTCGCCGTAGACGACCAGGAGCGCGAAGAGATCATCAACGACATGGCGCGCATCGCCCGCCGCGGCCCCGCCGCCGGATTCATCTCCAACTACGCCTCGCAGCGCCCGGACGCCAAGTCGGTGCCCACCAAGCTCCGCGAGATCATCACCATCCGCTACTCCACCCAGGTCACCGACCAGACGTCATCCGACATGGTCCTCGGCAAGGGCAAGGCCGCCCAAGGCGCCGACGCGTCCGTGCTGTCCGAGGAGCACAAGGGCGTCGGCGTCCTCGTCACCGGCCCCGCTTCGTTCGTCACCGTCAAGGCCGACATGCTCGAGACGGCCGCCTTCAACGCCATGTGCTCCAAGGGCCGCACCCTGCGCGAGCAGGCCGGACAGCTCACCGGAGACGCCGCCAGCGACCCCGGAGCCCTCGCCAACGCCGCAGGCATCACCGTCAGCCCCGTCCTTTCCGACTGCCTCTCCGTCATGCGCCACAGCGTCAAGCTGCACACCGTCGACCTCCTCGCCCGCCTGGAGAACCTCGACGAGGACTACGGCGACTGGGACGCCGAACGCCTCGCCAAGGAACTCGACGACGCCGGCGTCAAGCGCACCACCAAGCAGGTCAACATCAGCGGCAAGAACCTCGCCGGATACCGCCGCGAAGACCTCGAAGCCGCCATGCCCGCCGAGCTCCTGGGCGCCCGGTAGAGGGGGAGGGCACTACAACCCCCACTACGAGACCCCCCTCCGGCCGCCCCCTACACAGGGAGTGGATCTAGAGGGGGGTCATTACTGCCGTAGACCCCCCGGTAGAGGCCCCCGACCAGGGAAGTAGTGGGTATAGAGGGGGTAGAGAGCCACCCCCGATACGCGGCCCAGAGGGCATCATGGAGGCCATGGAGTCGCAGATCATCCGGCCCGGCCACCTCACCGCACACCAGACCGCGCAGCAGCTCGGCATCAGCCTCGACGGCGTCCGCCAGCTCGTCCGACGCGGCCGGCTTACTCGCTCCGGCGGCAGCCCACGACAGCCCTGGTACGCCGTCAAAGACGTCGCCGCACTCGCCGCCAAACGCCCCACCCACAACGCCGCTTGACCGCAGGTCAGCGCCGTGTCACGATCCCGGTGAACAACTGTGCCCTCAACCGGCACCACAAACACACAACGAAGCCCCGGCTCGGTCCCCCCGGCCGGGGCTTCGTCGTGTCTCCGGGGAGGCGGCATGGCAGGACGCGCCGAGCTCGTCAGCTACGACTACCGCAAGCTGCGGGCCCGCATCCTCGCCGAGTCCGACGTGTGCATCCTCTGCGGCCACAGCGCCGCCGACGCCGTCGACCACATCCACCCCGTCGCCAAAGGCGGAGCCAAGCTCGACCCCGACAACCTCGCCCCCATCCACGGCGTGACCGGCTGCCCCGTCTGCCTGCGCAAGTGCAACAGCGAGAAGGGCGCACGGTCACTCGCCGAGGTGCAGCAGCTGACCACCTCGGTCGACTGGTTCGCCGGACCGTAGAGAGGACGCCATGCCGAGGCTCACCGAGACGCCCTTCGGCCCAGTCGACGCTGTGGCCGACTGGCTGCGCGCCAACGACATCGACCCGAACGACGTGCCGATCGGGGGACCGCTCGCGGTCGAGGGAGGGCGCATCCACTACGCGGCCCTTCTGCGCAACGAGGCAGGCCACCGCTACGTGAACGAGAGCACCGGCGACGCGGCAAGGGAAGAACGGACCGCACCACTCAAGATCAAGCCACCTGCAAACGTGCAGGTCATGGGCTCGAACTGATCCGATCGAGCCGGAGATCCTTGATCATTTTTTGAATGATCATCTTCCCAACCCCGCGCCCAGCTTTTATTTTTCTCCCCCCGGGCCGATCGCGGCCGGATGATCATGGAAGGGGGCGCTATGGCGCCTCGCCGCATGCTCCGTCACTGGGTCGTCGTGGGTGGCGCCCCAAAGCGCATCGAGATCGGTAGCGATCCTGTCCACGTCGAAGCGGCCCGCCTCGGCGTGGGCCCCGAGGCTCAGCACACCGTCGAGTTCTGGGCAGAGGGCTCCCTCGAAGATCTGGGCACCGCGCGGACGTTCCAGGTCTTCGGCACGGGCCACGAGCTCCCAGACGGCGCGACATGGCGGGGCACGACAGCACGCACCCCCGAGGGCCTCGTCTGGCACCTGTACGAACTCCCCACCGCTGACCAGAGCTGACGAGGGGAGAACGGCATGGGCCCCGTCGAGGAAGCCGTCCGCAGCGACGTTGAGCAACTCGGCGACCTGGTCGGCGTCGAGCCGTCGCTGTCCGAGATGGCGTACCGGCTGGCCCGCGAGATCGACGGCGTAGCGGAGGCGGCGTGCGAGACCTGCGGTGAGCCGATCCCCGTGCAGGACGACAGCCGGACGCTCCCTCAGTTGAACCGCGAGCTCCGGCAGACGCTCGCCCAGCTGCTGGAGGGGCGGGCCGCTGACGATGACGACGACCTCGGAGACTTGGGCTCCCCCGACTGAGTTCGCCGAGGATCTGCACGAGCGGTACGGGTTGACCTGCCCGCCCCGCTGGGGGACGCCGCGACACCCGGACCGGCCGTCGCTCGGCCCGAAGCTGTGGAAAGTCATGGCCAAGCTCGGCGCCCCGCCGATGCCGTGGCAGAAGTACGTGTCCGATGTCGCCCTGGAGATCAACCCCGAGACCGGCAGGTTCGCTCACCGCGAGGTGGGCATCTCCGTGTCCCGGCAGCAGGGCAAGACGGAACTGTGCCTGGGCGCGCAGGTCCACCGGGCGCTTGCGTGGCAGCGGCAGAACATCGTCTACGCGGCGCAGACCCGGGGCATGGCCCGGCAGCGGTGGGAAGACGAGTTCTGGGAGAAGATCTCTGGCTCGGACCTGTCCAGGCTGGCGCGCATCCGGAAGTCGAACGGCAACGAGGCGATCATCTGGGGCAGGACGCGCTCCAAGATGGGCATCACCGCGAACACGGAGAAGGCCGGCCATGGCCCGCCGCTCGACATGGGGTTCATTGACGAGGCGTTCGCGCACGAAGATGACCGGCTGGAGCAGGCGTTCAGTCCGGCGATGCTGACCCGGGCCATGGCCCAGCTGTGGTGGGCGTCGGCTGGTGGCACCACGAAGTCGGTGTGGCTGAACAAGAAGCGTGCGGCGGGCCGTCTCCTCGTCGAGCATCTGTGGGAGACGGGCGTCCGCCCGGCCGCGGCCTACTTCGAGTGGTTCGCCCCCGAGGACATGCCGCGCGACGATCCGGCGACCTGGTACGCGACGCTGCCCGCGCTCGGCCACACGGTCACGGAGGACGTGATCCGTGCCGAGCTGGAGAAGATGGACCCGGCTGAGTTCGACCGGGCGTACCTGAACCGCACCCGGAAGCCGACACCGCCGACGGACCCGAACGTCCCGAAGGGGAAGTGGCCGGGCCTGGTCGACGCGAAGAGCCGGCCGACCCGGGACGTGGCGTTCGCCATCGACGTGTCGCAGGACCGGGCGCACTCGTCCATCGCGGCCGCGTCGCTGCGGCCGGACGGCAAGGTCCACGTGGAGGTCGTGGCGCGCCGTCCCGGTACGGACTGGGTGGTGCCCGCCATGGTGAAGCTGCACAAGCTGTGGAACCCCGTGGTCGTGGCGATCGCCTCGGTGGGGACGCCGGCCGGGTCGCTCATCGATGACCTGGTGGCCGCGGGTATCGACGTGCCCAAGGACAAGGAGCATCCGATGCGGGGCGACCTGGCCGTGATGCGGACGGGCGACATCGTCGAGGCGTGCGGGCAGATGGCCGACGCGATGAATCAGGGCACGGCTCGGCACATCGACCAGGTCCCGCTGACCGCCGCGGTGAACGGTGCCAGGACCCGGAGGAACGGCGACGCGTGGACGCTGGACCGCACCAGCTCGCTCACGGAGATCAGCCCGCTCTGTGCTGCGACGTTCGCCCGCTGGGCGTTGCTGATTCGGGGCCCGGCTGTCCTGGACGACTACGACCCGCTGGACTCGGTGTTGTGAGGAGGGATCTGTGGTGAGCCCGACTCTTGGCCCCGATGGGGTGTGGTATCCGGGCGGACCGCCGCCACCCGCCTACCGATGGCGGCGGGCAGTGCGGGCGTTGGCGGCACCGCTGCGATGGATGGCCTCAGTCAGCAAGCGTGCGATCACGTCGCTGCCCTGGATCTCGGGAGGGCCGCGGCCGGGCGCGGTATCAGCGCAGCGGGCGCTGGCGCTGATACCGCTGTTCGCGTGCGTGCGGATCCTCGCCGACTCGATCGCATCACTGCCGGTGCAGACGTACCGGCGCAACGGCGCGACGCGCGAGATCCTCACGTTCATCCCGCCGCTGCTGTTCGCTCCGGCCGCGCGGGACAACCTCTTCGAGTGGCTGCACAAGGCCGTCGTGAGCCTGGCCCTGCGGGGCAACGCCTATGGGCTGATCACTCAGCGGGACGACTTCGGGTTCCCCACGATGATCGAGTGGCTGAACCCGGACGAGGTGTGGGTGGACGAGTTGCGGCCGACTCAGCCGGTCTTCTACTGGCAGGGCCATGAGGTGCCGCGCGAGCAGATCGTTCACATTCCGTGGGTGGTGCTGCCCGGGTGTGTGGTGGGCCTGTCGCCGGTGCAGAACTTTGCCCGGACGATCGGCGTGGGTCTGTCCGCCACCGAGTACGGCCTGTCCTGGTTCGACAATGGGGGCACCCCGCCGGCGACGATGAAGAACACGTCGAAGGCCATCAACCCGGACGAGGCGGAGGAGATCAGCGACCGCTTGTCCGCGCGGGTGCGGGCGCGTAAGCCGCTGGTGTACGGCTCGGACTGGGACTTCACGGCGCTGCAGGTCAACCCGGAGGAGTCGCAGTTCATCGAGACGATGCGGCTGAACGCCTCGCAGATCGCGGCGATCTACGGGGTGCCGCCGGAGATGGTGGGTGGCGACTCGGGCGGCTCGATGACGTATGCGAACGTCGAGCAGAACGCGATCAATTTCGCGAACTTCACGCTCCGTCCGTGGCTGGCACGCCTGGAGGCGAAGCTGTCCGCGCTGATGCCGGGCCGCGAGTTCGTGAAGTTCAACGTCGACGCGATGATCCGCGTCGATCTGATGACCCGCTACCAGGCGCATCAGCTTGCGCTGAACGACGGGTGGCGCAACCGCGACGAGATCCGCGCCCTCGAGGACCTGCCACCGCTCCCGGACGGCCAGGGGCAGGCGTTTCTGCCCGTGGCGATGCTCGGCGGCCCCACCAACGATCCGGCCCCCGTGCCGGGCGACCCCAACCCCATTCAGTGAGGAGGCCGACCGTGGCCGACCTGGAGAGGCGCTACACGCCGGTGCCCGTCGAGCTGCGGGCAGCCAAGGAGCAGCGCACCATCAACGGCTATGCCGCCGTCTTCAACCGCGAGTCGTCCAATCTCGGCGGGTTCGTTGAGGTCGTCGACTCCCGCGCGTTCAACAAGTCTCGCGGGGACGGCTGGCCGGACGTCATCGCCCGCTACAACCACGACGACAACATGCTGCTGGGCACGGTGGCGGGCGGCACGCTGCGCCTCCTCGTCGACGACACGGGCCTGATGTACGACGTCGACCCGCCGCAGGCCCGCTCGGACATCCTGGAGCTGGTCTCGCGCGGCGATGTCCGCAAGAGCTCGTTCGCGTTCCGCACGATCACCGACGACTGGGGCATGACCGACCAGGGATTTCCGAAGCGGACTCTGGTGGCGGCGCAGCTCGTCGACGTCGCGCCGGTCAACATCCCCGCCTACCCGGACTCGACGGCCGGTCTGCGGTCGCTCGCTGCCCATGTGGGCGCCGAACTGGACGAGGTGCGGGCGCTCGCGCAGAAGGACGAGCTGCGCAAGTTCTTCGTCCGCACCGACGGCCCCGGCCCGGCCAAGCAGCAGACGCTCGGCGCCGCGGCCCGCATGGCGCTACTGGCCCGCCGGGAATCCCCGCACGTCTAGACCCCATAGGGGCAGGCCGACAGCCACCCCGTCCGTTCCCTCTGGCCCGCCTGGTGCGGGCCTTTCGCATGTCGAGGCAGGCCGACAGCCACCTCGGACCCCACCCTTTTCACAGTGAGGAGTTCGGACCATGTCCGAGGTAGTGAAGAGCCTGCAGGAGCGTCGGATGCGCGTCTGGGAGCAGGCAAAGGCGCTGGCCGACACGGCGGCCGACGAGAACCGCACCTTCTCCGGCGAGGAAGAGTCTTCGTGGCAGTCCATGAACGCGGAGCTCGACGCGCTCGACAAGCGCATCAAGGCCGTCATTGACGGCGAGCAACGCGCGAAGGACGCCGAGGACGCCATGTCGAAGCTGCGCGGGGAGCCGCGCGGCAAGGGCGGCCCGGACGCGGCGGGCACCAGCGAGGAGCTGCGGAAGTTCCTGCGTGGTGAGGGCGGCCGCACCTTCGACGTGCGCCCGGCCGGACCGGTCAGCTTCCGTGACCTGTCGAAGCTGACCTCTGGCGCCGGCGGTGCGACCGTGCCGACCGACTTCTACGGCCAGCTGGTCGCACACCTGATCGAGACGAGCGCGATCCTGCAGGCCGGTGCGACGGTCCTGAACACGGCGAGCGGCGAAACGCTGCAGGTGCCGAAGACCACCGCGCACTCCTCGGCGGCGATCGTCACCGAGGCGGCCGCGATCTCCGAGTCCGACCCGGCTTTCGGCCAGGTCTCCCTCGGCGCGTTCAAGTACGGCACCGTCATCCAGGTGTCCCGTGAGCTCCTCACGGACGCCGGGGTCGACCTGGAGGGCTACCTGTCCATGCAGGCCGGGCGGGCGCTCGGCAACGCGTTCGGCGCACACGCCATCACCGGTGACGGTTCCGGCAAGCCGCGGGGCATCGTCACCGACGCTACCGCCGGTGCGACCGGTCCGAACGCGGCGACTCCGGTCGGCGGGTTCGGTGACCAGTCCGCAGCAAATGAGGGCGCGGATCTGCTGATCACTCTGTTCCACTCGGTGATCTCCCCGTACCGCATGTCTTCGTCCTGCCGCTGGATCATGGCGGACTCGACAGCGGGCACTATCCGGAAGATCAAGACGACTGAGGGCCAGTACATCTGGCAGCCGTCGGTGATCGCCGGTACCCCGGACACCATCCTCGGCAAGCCGGTCCTGACCGACCCGAACGTCGCGGCCATCGGCGCATCCGCCGAGTCCGTGATCTTCGGTGACATCTCGCAGTACTTCGTCCGTATGGCGGGCGGTATCCGCTTCGAGCGGTCGGACGAGTTCGCGTTCAACGCGGACCTGGTCACCTTCCGGGCGCTGATGCGTGCGGACGCCGCGCTCGTCGACCTGACCGGCGCGGTGAAGACGTTCACCGGCGGCACCGCGTAAGTCGGCTCGCACCCTGGGGCGGACTGCCGAACGCAGTCCGCCCCGGTACCTCACAGGAGGGAAAACCATGTCCTTGTTCGACCAGACGCTGGTGAAGGTCTCGCTGGCGCCGCTCGCTGTCGTGGACGGCACCGACAACGGCATCGCGGTTGACCGGGCGGTGAACGGCGGCATGCAGGACGCCATGCTCGTGGTCACGACCGGCGCCGTGACCGACGGCTCGCATGCGGTGTCCGTGGAGGATTCCGCGGACGGAACCACCGACTGGACGGCGGTCGCGGCGGCTCAGCTGCAGGGCAGCCTGCCGACGGTGGTTGCCGCGAACGACTCGGCCGTGTTCGAGGTCGGTATCCGCTCTACCCGCCGTTTCCTGCGCGCCGTGATCGTCACCACGGGCGCCACCACGGGGGGCATAATCGGCGCCCACTTCGCACTCAACGCACCCCGCAACTCGCCGGTCAGCCGGGCCTAAGGAGGACGAGCGATGCGCATCCGTATGAAGGTCCAGATGTCCGGGACCCGCAACGGTCAGCCGTGGCCGCCGGTGGGCGAGCCGGTCGACCTCCCGGCCGGTGAGGCGCAGCGCCTGTGCGCCTCGGGCATCGCCAAGGACATCCCGGACGAGGAGGAAGTGGAGACGGCGACGCCGCCGGCACCGGAGACCAGCGCACCGGCCCCGGCGGAAGTCTCCATTCCGCCTGAGCCCGTCAAGCGCGGCCGCGGACGGCCCCGGAAGTCCCAGGATGACGAGGGCACCAGTCCCAAGGAGTAAGCCGTGGCCAACGAGTACGCCGACCTGGCCACTCTCAAGTCGTCGCTCGGCATGGAGGCAGACGACGACACAAGGGACAGTCTCCTCAACAAGGCTCTCGCGTCGGCGTCTCGCAGCATCGACACCGCGACCGGCCGGCGCTTCTGGCTGGACGCCGCCGCCAGCGCGCGGGAGTTCAACCCGGCCAGCAGGGTGGTGTGCGGCAGCGACGGGGAACGGCTCCTCCTCGATGACGCAGGCGCGGCCCCCACCCTCGTGGAGACGGGGGCGGCGGGGGCGTGGGCCGCGGTCACCGACTACGAGACGGGCCCGGAGAACGCCATCGTGCGCGGCCGCCCCGTGACGTCGCTACTCCGCTCGTCGGGCAGCTGGGGGCGGGGCACCGTGCGCGTGCGGGTCACGGCCCGCTGGGGCTGGCCCGTGGTGCCGGACGAGATCGAGCAGGCCACCCTCATCCAGGCGTCCCGTCTGTTCAAACGCAAGGACAGTCCCGAGGGCGTCACCGGCTCCGCTGAGTGGGGTGTGGTGCGGCTGTCTCGCCGTGACCCAGACGTGTGGGCGCTGATCGAGCACTACGTGCTGCCCGGCTTCGGATAAGGGGGCGTCCATGCAGATCTCTCCCGTGCGCGACGCGATCGCCACCGCGGCCCGTGCGGTAGTGCTGCCCTCGGGCGTGCCGAAGCTCACCAGCACCGGCTATGTCCCGGACGCGGTCACCGAGCCGCACTTCTTCGTTGGCGAGGTCGAGATCACCTTCGACCGGGCGATGGGCCGCGGCCTCGATCAGCTCGAGTTCACCTGCCGTGTGCTCGTCGGCCGGCAGGACGACCGCGCCTCGCAGAAGGTGCTGGACGCGCTGCTGTCCGGCGCCGGTGCAGCTTCGCTGAAGGCCGCGATCGAGGCGGCCCGTGGCGCCCCCGGCGAGGCCGCCCTCGACGGCCTGGCGGACGACCTGCACGTGATGCGCGTGCAGGGCTACCGCTGGTACGAGCACGCCGGCACGCAGTATGTCGGCGCC